GAGATAAAGGAGACGTTGGTCCGCAAGGTCCAGCAGGGCAAAACGCAACAACGACAGACGTTGCAACCTCAATAAAAAATGGCTTGATGTCTAAAGAAGATAAAACAAAACTAGATGGATTGCCAGCAATTACGTTTGAAAAGGTAGGGGAAGTGTAATGACAACAGATATTGTTCAATTAAAAGAAAAAGGAAAACCAGTCTATCTTAAAACACACGCTGCAGCTATTGATGGCGTAGCAGGATTACTCGTTAGAGCAGACGGTAGTGATGAGACTGTGCGCGGAATTAAAAATTTTCAAGATGGGATAAAAGTAGGAAATAAATCATTAGATGCAAGTTTAATGGATCGACTACTAAATGTAGGTAAAAAAATTTGGTCAGGTGCATGGTATATGGGGGAAAATCAATCAATTAATCCGAGTTTACCATTGGATCAATGTCTTTCTGGCTGGTTATTTTTATATCAACCATATAACACAAGTACAAGCCTAGGAGACAATTGGGATTTGAACTATGTATTTGTTCCAAAAACGCATATAGTGGAATTTGGAGGTCGTGCGGTTGTTCATCATTTAGAAACATTGAATGGAGCAAAATACAACAAATATATTTATATAAGCAATACGCAAATTTTAGGCCATAAAAATAATAATACTGCTTCAAAAACTTTTGTATTGACACGGGTGTATGCAATTTAAGAAAGGAGAAAGTTAGCTATGAAAATTTGGATTGAAAATAGAATTGGCTATTTAGAAGGTTATTCTACAATGGAACAACCAGATAATGTTGAGCTTGAAGTGAAAAAAGAACCGTTTGATTTTATGAATTGGCGTTATGATGGCGCACAATTGATTCATGATCCAGAAAATGCACCACAACCAGAGCCAACACCACCAACCGACATTGAGGTATTACAAGCCGAAAATGCGGAATTAAAACAATTGAATTCAAAACTCATGGTTAATGACGTGAATTTAAAAAAAGAGCTTTCAGAAGTAACGAAAAAAGCAGATAACTTTGCGCAAATTAGTGCAAAATCAATGCTTGCTATTAATCAATTAACCAATCAGGTAAAAGAAATTAACGAAAAATTAGCAGAAGGAGTGGAATAAAATGTTTACATTTGATGACATTAAAATGATGTATGACTGGGGCTGTTTTACAGATGAACAAGTTGCAGAATTTGTACCACTTTGTATAACAGAAGATGAATTTACAAAAATGACAGGAAAACCGTTTAGCAAAGGCTAAGCGGTTTTTATTATTGGAAGGTGGAAGACATGGTGATTATTGATAATCAAGCGTTAATAGCAGAATTTAAAAATTTAATTTCAAACGGCTTTATCCAAGTGTTTGTTTGGATTGTGTTAGGAGATATTGCAACAGGTATTTGTAAGGGAATCTACAGGGAAGAAGGAAATAGTACAAAGGGATTACCTGGATTAATTAAACATTTACTTGTTGTATGTTTAGTTATAGTGACCTATCCATATTTAAAAATAATGGGATTCTCATCTATTGCTGATGGTTTTGTTTTATTTTACATTGCTGTTTATGGTCTTTCGATTACAGAAAACTTAGGGCAGCTAGGTGTTCCGTTACCTTCTTGGGTTAAAAATCATCTAAGCAAATTAAAAGATGAAAATGATAAAGGAGGTGAACCGAAAGATGGTACAGGTAATTAATCAATCTGTTTGTGGAGGAATTGCTGGTAGACGCCCCAACGCAACACCAAAAGGCGTTGTCATTCATAACGATGCAGGAAGTATTTATGCGACTGCTGCGCAATATGTTAATGCTTTAGCTGTAATGTCTCCTACGCAATTAGCGAATGGTTTTGCTCATTATTATATTGATCGAAATACAATTGCACGTGTAGAAGATACATTCAACGCAGCTTGGCATACAGCAAATTCAGATGGAAATTTGAACTATGTTGGTTATGAGGTTTGTCAATCGATGGGCGCTAGCGATGCAGACTTTTTAGCGAATGAGCAAATGACATTTAAGCAAGTAGCCGAAGATATGAAGTTTTGGGGAATGCAACCTAATAGAGATACTGTAAGATTGCACAAAGAATTTGTTCCTACAGCATGTCCTCATCGTTCGTGGGAATTGCATGGAAAAGAAACAAACGCAGTAAAAGACTATTTTATTAGCCAAATAAAAAAATATATGGGAAATCAAAACGAAAACAATAGCAACTCAAGTAATAACAATCAAAATACAATAAAAGGGAGAGAAGCAACGATGTTTTGTTTATATCAACGACCAATTAATAGTAAAACAGGAAAATTAGAAGATAACGGGGATCACTGGGCTACATTCTTCTGTAATGGAGTGAATTGCCGACGTTTATATCATGGCGATGAGGCAGAAGTAATAAAAACAGTATACAGAGAGAACAACGGAAAAGAAATACCGTTCTTTGGTAAAGAGAAATGGCCTAAAAATGCTCCATGGTACAAACGTTTAGAGACTGTTTGTCCAGTTGTAAAATAGCTTGAAATTTAAAAGCATCTGATTTAAAATATAGTTACCTTTTGATATTTCCATATTTGACCTTCTTTTATGAGAATAAAAGAAGGGTGCACCTATCTTTTTCCAAGTCCTAAGATAGGTGCATTTTTTTGTTGAAATTTAAAAAAGAAAGCGGTAAAATATGTTTACCAAACTTTTTGTTTTATTACTACTTATTGCCGCCTTTCCCAAACGAGGCGGCAACTTTTTACATAAAAATTATTGAACTCAAAAAACAGATATTGTAAAATATTGATACATATTTAAACTCTTATTTTTTCACGCAGACCGCCTTTTCTCAATAAGACGGTCGTTTTTTTGTTGAAAATTGAAAATCAGTAAAGTAAAATTATTATATATCAAGCTATAACCAGTAAGAACTATTTTATCCCCAATAAGGTGGTTCTTACTTGGACCATTAGCTCAGCTGGTTAGAGCAAACGGCTCATAACCGTTCGGTCACAGGTTCGAGTCCTGTATGGTCCATATATTTTTATTTGCAAATAAAATAATAGAGGAGTAGACTTAAAGTATCAAATGTTTAAGGAGTGTTATCTATTATGTCAAACTATGAAGAAAAAGAAGCAAAAGCATTAGTAAAAATTGCAGATGTTTTGAACAAACTGGATTCAAATTTAGAAGAATTAGATTCTCTAAATGAAGATGCAAAAAAACATAGTATGAAAAAATGGCTTGTTGAGAAAAGAGCCATGCATGAAATTAAAAAGATTGCACACGAAGCTGGTAAGTATGATAAGTACGATGAAAAAGAATTACAAAAAGAAATTGAACATGTAGAACAATATATGTAAAAATAAAAACTATTCCTTTTTTAAGGAATAGTTTTTTGTATTTTCCGCACACACATTTTCACCACAACTAGTTGCCTTTTTTGATTATACCTACCATAAACAGCAAGCTCTGTGCCATCAGGTAACATGAGTAATTCATCCGCCAATTCTTTTTTAGAAATAATGCAGTTGATAGTCTCTTTTTGAGTTTGCAAAGAAAAGCGGACTAACATTTCTGGATAAGTAGTTAATACCTTAATTTTATGAATTGTTCCTACATAATTTGGTTTCATAGAAATCAACTCCTTGCTAGTAGTTAACTATATTATATTAAGATTATTTTTATTCGTCTAGGTATGAAATGACCATACTTTGACCATACTTTTTAAGAAAATATAGGAATTATCAGAATATAGCACTTAATACAAATGCCTATTTTATAAGCGTTGAATAAAGTTAGGGATTATTAGAAAAAATAAATCTTAAAGTATCAGTTTATCCAGTAGCTAACTAGTGTAATAGCTCAAGCCTTTGTTTATCAAAGGTTTGGGCTTTTTTTGTTGGTTTGAAAAATATTTGACCATACTTTTGACCATACTAGTTAAAAGCCGATGTATTTTGATAGTTTTTCGGTAGTTTTTTCTTTTCCATCATTTGTTAGATGTGTATAAGTATCTAAAGTTGTTTTTATGTTTGCATGTCCTAATCGTTCCTGAACTTCTTTATGATCTGCACCAGCATAGTATAATAAAGATGCATGCGTGTGTCTAAATCCGTGAAGCCCAATGTTGGGTAAGTTAGCCTTTTTACGATAAATATTGTATCTATCTGTAATAGCTTGATTTATTGTAAATTCATTTTCTTCATTGGTGAAAATACGTGAAGGTTGTGTATAACCAAGTTTAAGAAGATATTTTTTTTGCTCTAATTTCCATTTTTTTAAGATAGTTATTGTTTTTGCATCTAATATTAGTGTTCTGTTTGATTTTTTTGTTTTTGGAGTATTTGATACATAATAATGGTCAGATTTAGCAATTGTTTTGTTGATTTGTAGTTCACCAGTTTTAATGTTTAAATCGTCCCAAGTAAGAGCTAACAACTCCCCTATCCTACATCCACTAAAAGCTAATAATCTGAATAATGTATAATCTCTTATTGTAATGTAGGTACTTTCGCTTTGTTCAATACTTTTTAAAAATATTTGAAGTTGATCTTTTGTATAGAATTTAATTTTCTTTTCTGATGTAATAATATCTTGATTTTTAGGAACTATTACATTAATCACTGGGTTTTGATTGGTAACCCCTATGTTAATAGCGAATTTGAAGACTTGATTCATATAATTTATAAAAAGGGGATATTGTTTTGAACTACCTTTTGAATGCCATGTATTCACGATTTTCTGACAATAAGCAGTTGAAATTTTTGATATTTCAATTTTTCCAAATGAAGGTAGTATGTGTTTTCTGAAGATTATTTCTGTTCGAGAGTAGCTACTTTCTTTTACGGTATTTTTATAATTTTCCAGCCACATAAATGCTACTTCTTGGAATGTTATATTAGTGGAAGAGGGAATGCCATTTTTTTGAATTTCCATTTCTAACCTTGCTAATGCAATTTTAGCCTCTTTTTGAGTGCGAAATCCTCTCTTAGTTGTATACTTCTTTTTTCCAGTTAGCGGATCGGTACCAAGATATGTTTTGAAGTACCATGCTTTTTCACCATTTTTCTTTTGATATTGTTTTATCATTGCCATTTACAAAACCTCTTTTCAAGAACGTACGTTCGTTTTTATTTTTTTAAGAAAAGCCCGGAGGCTAGTCTTTATATTTTTTCCATTGTTCCGTTATTCATATCCCATTGAGCATGAACAGAATTAAGATTTGCACCAGCAGAACTCATTATTCCAGTGAATTTTACCTTATCACCAGTTTTAAAATCTTTTGTATTATTTAGATCTTTTACAAATATTACATAAGAAGCTAAAGGGCTAGAAGAAATTGAATTAGTCCATGTTTCATTAGAAAATTTATTATTAGCAATAACGGCAACTCTTTTGCCCATAGGTTCAATTACGGTACCTGTGAATGTAAAAGATTTTCCTTTAATTAATTCTGAAAATACTTTCGATTGGTCTGTAGTTGGAGTAATTGAATAATACTGATCCACAAAGCTTTCAAAATCTTGTGGATTTGTTTGAAGGTACTCCTGGAATTTTGTAATATTGGTATTATTAATATTCGAGCTACTAGTATGTTTTTCTTTTATAGTTGCTTCTTTTTTTACAGAACTTATTTTAGTAGATGAGCTACTAGAATTTTTTTCCTCTTCTTTGTTTCCAGAACATGCAGTAAGAAGTAATAATGATAAAAATACTAAAGAAACTTTTTTCATTTAATAATTCCTCATTTCTAAAAAATATTTATATAAAAACCACCTAGCCAAATTGGTCAGGTGGTTCTTTTCTAATTTATGAAACCACTTTTCCAACGACTCTAAATTCGTGTTTATGTGTTAGTTTAAACAATAGGTTTGTTGTCTGAATATGGAAGATATTTTTATTATTAAATCAAATTACAAATACCTTCTTAGTTCAGGAGGCAAACCTAGATAATCCATTATTTGAAATTCAGTTAAATTATCTAAAACATCTTGGTCTTGCATATATATGAGCAACTTCATAGCTAAAGAATTTGCTTCACATTCCATTTTTGATATAAAAGAATCTAATCCAAGAGATCTATAAAAAGGTGTACTGGAACTGCTGTGTAATTTGATGTGACTAAATTCATGTAGTATCACAAATTGTTGATAATATTCAGACCAGTTTGCATTTACAATAATTGTATGGCAACGATTATTTGTTTGAGTACAACCTCCTGTTTCATCATCTAAATCAGCATATAGTAATTTGCAATTCGCTTCTTTTATTAATTGATAAACGCTGTACGGATGATATAAATTAATTATTTTGTTAAATGTTTCTTCTACATAATAATTCATCATATCCCCCCGCTAAATCAATTTCTATAATCCTTGCGAGTGAATTTTTTCTTTGCTTCTTCTTTATTCATTTCCATTGCAGTACGTATAGCAATTAAAAGACGGTCTTTTTGATCTTGTGTAGCTGGTTCACCATAGAAATTGAGATTTTCACCGTTAGTTAGTCCCTCAATTAATTCTTCAGCTTGGATAGCTATATCTTTTTTTTCTTTGTCATTTAGTTCGTAATATTTTTTCTTTTCGGTACGACCAAGTAAATAGTCGGTTGAGACGTCAAAAAAATCTGCAACTTTTTGTAATTTGTCTGATTGAGGACTTGTTTTATCCCAACGATATAAAGAATTTTCCCCTATACCTAATTTAATAGAAAGTTCTTTAATTGTAATATCCCTTTGTTTAGCAAGTAATTTTATTCTTTCTAAAGTATTCATATAATCACCTTTCAGAGAAAAAAAGCATACTAAATAAAAATATCTACCAAAAATGGTTGACATCTACCAAATTAGATAGTATACTGATTTCAGATATAAGAAATGAGCAAAAAAATACTAATAAAAATAGTATAAAATCTTGGCGGATTTATTATGCTTATTTCTTTGTATTTATAGTATCATATCTGGTAGTTTTGTCAACTATTTTATCATAAAAGATTGGAGGTGTGGTTATGTCAGTTTCTATTGTGGCAAATATAAAGAAAATTGCATTAGAGAAAAATTTAACTATTAAACAAATTGGAAAAGAATCAGGTGTAGGAGAAAATGCGATTTATAGATGGGATAAACAAAACCCTAATTTATCAAGTTTAAAAAAGGTTTCTAATTATTTAAATATTTCTATCGATGAATTACTAGAAAGCGAAAAACAGGAGGTGTAACTTATGCAGCTAAACATTCCTGATGAAATTGTTCAAAACGAATTAGCAAATAACATTACTTTCATAGTATTAAAAGAAATTGAAAATCGTTTGAATTTATTTACTAAAACCATTGAATTACCGCCATATCCTAACAAATCGCAAGTAAGAAAGATTTTAGAGATTGGCGATGAAAAATTGAATAATTGGATTTCAAAAGGTTTAAAAATTCAACAATGGAGTAATCAGGATATTCGGATTGAACGATCTGAATTACAAAGATTTCTAAAAGAAACTTTTGAAATTTAAAGGAGGAAAAGAAGATGGAAAATCTAGTAATTACGAAAAAACAACAAGCAGTAACAACTAGTTTACAAGTTGCTGAAGTATTTGAAAAACAACATAAGCATGTTATTGAAGCAATAGAGGCTAAAATTCAATCGGCCGAAAATTCGGCTTATTACCAAAGTATGTTTGTTGAGGGAGAATATAAAGATTCTCGAGGTAGAAAACAAAGATTGTACTACATGAATCGAGATGGCTTTTCTTTCATTGCATTTGGATTCACTGGGAAAAAAGCAGATTCATTCAAACTGAAATACATTGAAGCATTCAATCGAATGGAAAAAGAAATTCAACAGCTTAAATTACCAACCTCAAAGCGAGAATTAGCTTTACTAGCTTTATCAGCAAACGAAGAAACAAACGAACGTGTAGATGTAATCGAAAAAGAAGTAGCTGACTTAAAAAACAATCAAAAAATAGATGCGGGTGATTATAGCTATTTATCACGACGAGTTCATCAGAGAGTTGCAGAAGTGGCGAAAGGATTTGGAAAAATCACAAAAGAACAGCGTAGCAAGCTATACAAAGATATTAATTCAGGCATTAAGCAAATTACTGGTGTAGGGTCTCGCTCCCAATTAAGAGAAAAACATTATGAAACCGTAATTGAATATATCAACGATTGGGAACCGTCCACAGCAACAAAAACAGTTGTAAGACAGATGAGTTTAGACTTAAACGACGTAATATAAGGAGAATATTATGGCTTATACGATTGATCAAGAAGCTTGGATACTTAATCGAATCAAAAAAGAACGTAAACAGCTTCAAGATGATAGAGCAGCACTCAGACAATCTGAACAATTAACGGAAAATAAAGCAGCTCAAATCGAAATAGAGCTTGAATTTTTAAGAGGTTTAGAAATTCAAAATAGAATTCATGCATAGGAGGAATAAATATGAATTACAAAAAAAGAAACATCATCCAATTATTGAAAGAAGACAATGTTTCACCAAGCGAATGTTTGGATTTGATTCATGATGTAATTGAATATTATGAAGATCTAGGCGTTAAAGATTTACCTAAAAATGTAGACATTTATACATTTTTAGCTAGCACGTATTACTGGAAAGGATTATTTGATGGTTCTAATTATCAGTAGGGTCTACTTTTTCAAAAGTAATACCACCGCCAATATGGATAGTAGATTTATCAAAACTTATGTTTTCAATTGTTTTTTTCAGAAGAATTCTAAAGTTTTTTCTAGATTCAGCTGTTGATAAGTCATACGTTGGGGTGTTGTAGCCAGAAACATCAAAAGGAAGTTTAGCTGTATTACTGTCTCTAATTTGAATGACTTCTTTACAGAGAGCACGTGCATACCCTAATTCATAGTATACGTTCGGATTGTTGCCAGATAGATCTGCAAGGATTAAATCTGCTTCTTTGATACAAAAATGAATTCGTTCTATGTTCTGTTGATTATGAAATTCTAAGTCAGCACGAATAATTTCGAATTCCAATTTATTTTCAGAAAAACAAAATTGAATTTGATCTAGTAATTCGTCAGATTGTTTACGAATGTCAGAATTTTTCTCTCCAATTGGAGTTACAAAAAAACATTTTTTCATAAAATCACCTCATTAATTATTTTATTAGGGAGTTTCTGATAGTTAATTATAGCAAAGAATTATAAAAGCAAACAATAGCATAGGAGGTTAACCATGAAAGCGATACGTGAAGCTCGACTGATAGGAACATTTTTAGTGATGATTGCGCTAGGAGCATTGCTGAAAAATCACTTTTCAACGCCAATACTAGCAACGCTAAGTGCACCTTTCTTTATCCATTGGTTTTTTAACTGGGACGAGGCCAAGTATCAATACTCTAAAAAAAGAAGAGGAATTAAATATGAATAAAAAGAAACAAATAAAAAAACTACTCACCGCATTGGCTATTGGAGTAGTCATTGGGCAGGTAGTTTTAATAAGAGTTGAATTTTATGACTAATTCAATTTAGTTTTTGCACCGCAAGCAGGGCAAGTTACAGAGCTAGAAACTCCGCTAGGGAGTTTTCTACCACAATTGAAACAAATCAAATTTTTACGGACAGCCTTAGTAAGCTCACGTCTAATTTTAGCTTTACTAGGGACTTTAACCTTGATTTTAACACCCATAGTATCACCTACTTTCCATAAGTATTTGAATAAAGCTCAGTTGGCATTAGGTCTTTATTCTTTGTAAATATATCACAATATACTGTATTAAATGTTAAGTTGATACTACATGTTGTATTTATTGTGTTACAAATGTTACGAAAATATGTTCGTAAAAAGGGAGATAAGATTATGTGGAAAAAAATAGAAGAAATTATGCAAGAAAAAGAGATGAGCCAATATAAATTAGCTAAAAAGATGAAGGTTCATGGTTCTGTAATTACTGAATTAAAGAAAGGAAGAATTAAAAAACCAAGTTTTGAGTTAGCTTGTAAATTGGCAGATGCATTGGGAATTAGTGTAGATGATTTGAGGGATGATAAGAAATGACAAAAAGGAGGCGATAAAAAATGTATGTAGCTGTAGGTGAAGCTAGTAGAGAAACATATGTGATTGGAGAAACACAAGCGGAAGTCTTTAGAAAATTGCTCGAAGAATATCCATATGTTTCATTTGATGAAGGTGTTTATCCAGAGAGATTAAGCATAGTACAAAAAGAGCCCCAATCGTCTGCAAACGAATAGGGCAAATATTGAACAAAAAAATCAAAAATTATTAACTAAGGAGAGTATATCAAAATGAACGAAAAAATTCAAAATTTATTAATGGAACTTGTAAAAGAATGCCAGAAAGGAGAAGTTGCTCTTGTTTTAGCAACTGTTGATCCAGAAAGAATGGAACCATCCAGTGTTTTACTTGCAGGTTCTTTGCCTGAACAAGCAATTGCATTTAGTGAATTATTTGAAAAACTTAAAGAAGAAGCACTTGCTCATGATTGTGATTGTCCGCAATGTAAACAAATAAAAGAATCATTTATTGGTGCAGAATCATCTTCAACTAAACAAAACAATGAGGAAAAACTAGATACATTGTTAAAAGATTTTTTACGAGGTGAGTTGTAATGACTAGAAAAGAAAAGTTAAACCAAGCAAAAAGATTAGCTGATTTATGGTACAAGCAACAAAAAAGTCAACTATACATTGCGCAACAAAAAGAGCGCAGAGGGATTGCATGATGAAAAAAGCGACTACGCCGCCAAGCAATTAGTCGCACACAAAAATTATACTAGAAAAATTGTAACACAGAAAAGAGGTTTTGTGAATGAATCGTAGAGAAGCAAATGCACTAGATAGATATTTAACAGAATCGCCTGAAACGCTTAGCGAAGAGGATAATGAAGAAATTAGAGATTGGAAAGACAATGTATTGACAATCTATGACGAAGTATTGGAAGTAACGCTTAGAGATACTATTTCAGGGAAAACAATTGAAAAGATTACGAAATCAGAAGATTACATGGAACTTATTCTTGATGAGTATAAAGATTGTATTCCCATTAAAGTTACCTTTTTTGATGCAGGAGACTATATTCGATTAAATCCTTGTCGTTGGTCAGTTTGTTATAAAGAGGAGAGAGAACATGTCAGAAGATAAAAAAACATTTGTAGAAAAACTAATTGCTGTGCAAACAGCATTAAAAGCTCCTAAAGGGCAATACAACTCGTTTGGAAAATATAAGTATCGATCAGCAGAAGATATTCTAAATGCTGTGAAGCCACTAAATGCAGAGCAAGGATTACTTTTGACACTATCAGATGAACCTTTGCTAATCGGAGATTGGCATTACATTAAGGCAACGGCGACTATAACGGATGGCATTATAAAAGAAAGTTTCACCGCGTACGCTAGAGAATCACTTACCAAGAAAGGGATGGATGATAGCCAAATCACTGGAACTGCTTCTTCGTATGCACGGAAGTATGCGCTAAATGGATTATATCTAATTGATGATACAAAAGATGCGGATACAGACGAATACAAGAAACAAGAAAAAAATGTAAAGAAAATTACTAAAAAACAATTGGAACAGTTGAGAGCAAATTTCCAAAAAATAGCTGCGTTAAAAAAAGTTTCGGAAAAAAGTGTAGAAGCTCAATTTCTGACGATTATAAAATTTGATGGAAAGATAGAAGATTTAGACACAGAAATACATCATAAGCTAATGGAATTAACCAATAGAAATATTCATAAGCTAGAAAATGAACAATTTTTTAATGATGTGATGGAATGATTGGAAAAATCATAAAACATAAAGGAAATAAATTAGCTATCGAGTTCGAGGAAGAAATTAACTCAAATTTCCTCGATCTCTTAGCTAACAATGATGACAATTTGGCAAAAGTTGAACTGTTAGATAATCGGCAAATGTCTCAAAAACAAAATGCACTTTCTCATGTTTTAATAGCCGACATCGCTCGTTGGAGTTATGACGAGCCTAAATGGATAGAAGGGGTTTTAAAATATTACTACGAAGCTAAAAGCGGTGTGTATTTTGAACACAGTAAGGCTACACGACATGAAGCAACAGAATGGATTAGTTTTTTAATCGAATTTATTTTGAAAAATGATGTGCCACTAGAAAAGAGATACCAATACTTGCTAGAAAATAACAAATGGTTTTATTACTGCCTTAAATACCGTAAGTGTTGTATTTGTGGGAAACATGCCGATGTTTGTCATATCGAGGTAGTCGGTATGGGGCGAAATCGTCAAAAGATTAATCACGAAACATTTACTTTTTACGCTGGTTGTCGTCAACATCATCAAGAAGAACATCAGATAGGTACTAAGAACTTTTTAAACAAGTATCAAATTAAACCAGTAAAACTAAACGTTGAAGAACGTAAGAAGTTGAATATTGGAGGTTAATTAGTGAATAAATAAAGAGAGGGAATTTTCCCCTCTTATCTAGGGAGGTGCGATGATGGACTATATTAAGCAGATTTTAGCGTTTGACGATTATTTAATGTACAATCAGGGACTTTCATCTGGGCAAATTGCTTTATGGCGCGCATTGATGAGCATAAACAATAAAACAAGATGGAGTGAGTGGTTTACGGCAAGTAATCAAACGCTTGAAACTCTAGCTGGTCTTTCACGCCAAGGAATAAATAAAAATCGAAATGTATTAAAACAACTAGGATTAATTGATTTTCAAACCAATGGAAGAAAAGCAACTTCTTACCATATATGTAAACTTTATACATCAGATAGTGTACAAGGAAGTTTACAAGAAGATGTACGTAAACTTTCTACGTCAAATAGTTTACAAGAGAGTGTACAAGACAGTTTACAAAGTAGTAGCGAAACAGTAGCGGAAAAGTGTACAACACAGTTGCGCAACAGTAGCACATTATATAAACATAAACAAAACATAAATATAAACGAAAACACAAACATAAATAATCATGAAGAAGATGTCGGTGTGCATGAGTTTATTCAAAGCCACTGGGGACAACAGCCCAATAACTTGTTGAAAGGTGCTTTAGGTCCATGGATTAGAGAATGGGGTCCAGAGCTAGTTTTGTATGCTGTTAAACAGGCTTATGAGTACAGCGTAGATATGAGATGGCTAAAATCATACGTGGATAAAATTTTTGCGAATTGGAAAGATAAAAGCATAACCACGCTTGAAGAAGCAATGGAAGCGCAGAAAGCATTTAAAGCAACAAGCAAAAAAAATACTGGGATTAGTAGCTATCAAAATAAACCTGTTCGTCACGAAAAGGTGCCTGAATGGATGAATCAAGCGAACGGTGAAGAAGAAAAGCTATCACCAGAAGAACAAGCTGAACTTGATAGACAAATAAAAGATTTTTTGGAGGGAAAATGATGGATGAATTAGTTAAATTAGTGGAAGAATGGGCGAAAGAAAAGCGTTTAGATAAAGCGGAACCCGAAAAGCAAATGTTAAAAGTGATTGAGGAAGTCGGAGAAGTTGGCGCTGCATTGGCAAGAAATAATGAAAATGATTTAAGAGATGGTATAGGTGATGTGGTTGTGACGTTAATTATTCTCGCTATGCAAAATAACATGGACTTATACGAATGCTTAAATCAAGCATATAGCGAAATCAAAAATCGCCAAGGGGAAATGGTAAACGGAGTATTCGTCAAAGAAGCCGATTTGTAAGGTTCGAGGTGGAAGAGATGCGAATTATTCTACCGATTGAGCCCAAGCCACAAAGTCGCCCGAGATTTGCAAGGCGTGGAAATTATGTTAAAACTTACGAAGATCGAGCGATGAAAGAATACAAAAATCAAGTAAAGAATTATTTTCGTAAATCAAGAGCAAAGTTGATTGAAAAAGGGCCAATTTCCGCACATGTGACGTTTTACATCCATCCGCCTAAATCTGCCTTAAGTAATAAACAGAAACGCTTAGAAGTGGAATTAGAGCGAAAATATTGCGATAAGAAACCTGACTTGGACAACTATTTCAAAGCAGTCACTGATGCTGCCGAAGGTATTTTATATAAAAACGATGGTCAAATTGCTGTGATGGTTTGCCAAAAGTTGTACAGTATGCGACCACGAACAGAACTAGAAATTACAAGTTTGGAGGAACAAGTGTAGTGGGTAAAACGGGTAAACAGATCAAAGAGAATTATTCGGTTAGAAAGCGAGTAAAGAAGATGATTAAATTTAAAGAATTTAATATTCAATTATTCGACGTTCACATTTATATAAAAAGGCTAAGTAGTTTTAAAACCAACAAAAATAGTATAAAAAAACTAACTAGTTTCCGCTAGCTAGTTATAGATACATTTTCATCTCAGATAGAGACAATTAATAATACATTACTATGAAATTTAAGGCAACAAAAAAAGCCAGCTGACCACTAGCTGACTTATGTGGTAGAAACAACTGTTTTCCGCCAGTTGTTCTTTAGGTGTGAGTTAGCACTTTCCCCAAATAAAGTGCTATTAAATAGCCGATTAAAAATCGACAATAAATCTCTTGTAGAGACGTGTACTACTATTAACTGTTTACCAGAAGTTAATGTAGAAAAGGAGGAAATTTATTTCATAAATAAAATCCCCAAGAAAGTTAAAGTGATTATACCATTGAAAAATAGATTTGAAAATACTTTCTATGCCAAAAATATTTATTAGATGGAAAATATCAAATGAATAAAGATGATGTGAAAGATGACGAATGGAAGATTGTAAAATATTGTAGAATTATTATTGTTTTCTTTATAGTCAACCAATAATTTGTTGACTACAAACATGTATGAGTGATGAATATTTTGATAAATAAATAGCCAGTCGGTTTCCGCCGACTGGCTGAGAAGTGAATAGCTATTGGAATAGTATTCTTAGTATAATTTATATCATATAGAGTCGCTGATGAGCAAAGAATAAGCATTTCTTATATATGTTTGGATAAATAAAAAAAGCTACTTAGTTTCCGCTAAGCAACTCTTAAATGATGATATGTTTATTATAAATTATTATACCATAAAAGGAGCGATTTCACTTGATTCTATTGTTAAAAGAAGTAGATTTTCGACAAACAAAAGCGAATGCTAGAAATGTGTTGAAGAGTTTTAGACGTTTAGAGCGAATAGCTGGTCGTTCTTTGATAGATTTAAAATCACCAATTATTACAGAGATGCCTAAAAGCCAAAGACACGGAAACAAAACAGAAGATGCACTGGTACAATTAGCTGATGCAGAAGCAGAAAGAGATGCAATTTTATCTGCACTTATGGCTTTGAGTTTGACTAGTAGACAAATTCTGCACTACAGTTTTTGTGTGCAGGATCATTACTCTAATTACAAGATTGCTAGAGAAGTTGGATATTCTGAAAGAAGTATTCAACGTATGAAATCAGAAGCTTTAATTGAATTTGCTGAAGCGTATCGAAATGGAAAAATAATCGCCTATAGATAAAATTTTTGGCGGTTTTTTTGCGGAAAGTTGGCGGTTTTTATCAATATTTAGATGTTACTATGGTAGTGTCGAAAGATAAGGAAACGAGGTAAGGCATGCATTACCTATCTTAGCTCCGTTTCGCTTATCTTTTGAGGCTACCTACAAAAAAATAAAGAATAAGGATGTGGAAAGTCCAGTTCTTTTGGTCTCGTTTAGTCGTAGGTAGCCAAATATTGCAATAAACTTGGCATTAAGCTTACACGTAGACGTACGCTGAAAGCACTTGTCAAGATAGCGGTATGTAGTTTGCAAATGATCACTCACAAATCAGACGTTCTCAAACTAAAAGAAATGGGGTGTAATTCCTCTCTCTTTTTCTACAGATCTTTAATGGTACTTGATTGCTTGTGTAGGTTCTACTCCTGTCATGTAAATCACAGCGATCATTGCTATAGGTAGCTTAATAATCATTCGCCGGTAAATACCTAGTTTACAGCTTGTGGACGGGGTGTAAAGAAAATCAAGCCATAGTCAAATCTTCATCGGCTGTGGCGTTTATTATTTCATAAACGGAAATAGAATGAAATCTTTCAAGATTTACTTAAGGTATGATATAATTGCATAAAATCATTTAGAAGGCTGTGTTTTACATGAAAAAAACTTCTTTAGGCAAATTGATATTGAATATAATTGTCATGATAGCTTTCGTCGTTTCTCTGTGTACACTAGTTCCAAGCTTTTTTGATAGGGAGCAGAAGGAAAACATCTTTAAATTAACTACTACTTTGATTAGCTTGCTAAGCGGCTTTATCCTTTATATTTATAATAATTCAAATACCATGTTTTTTTGGGTTAATAAATTTAGGACGTATTTTTCCTTTAAAACCGTTCGTTGGGAAATGAGTTACAGAACTCCTGGGCTTTCAATTGAGAATACTAATAAGTTAAAAGAAGAGTTATACCGAATATTAAAAAGTAAAAGTATTCAAATTTTGAAGGATAACAAAAAAGAAGAGTCTAGAGTTATTAAATTTAAGAATGACAGAGGAATAGAAGCAGAGTTTGATTTGAGATGGAATGAATATGTAGATGACAGATTTTCAATGACTATTATATTTAAATCACAAACTTCACATAGAGATGTACGTAAACAATGGTCTTTTTACAGAAATATAATAGAAGAAACTCTTAAGGTGATTTCGGAAGAATCGAATTACGATAAAAAACCGTATGAGGAAAAATCCTACTATACGGTATCTTTAAATATGGAAAAAAATCCTTTTTACCTACTAACAATTAAAACTTACGATAAACCTAAAGATATAAAATTCGATCTATCTTTTAAAATAGATGGAGTCAATTTCAAGACTACTAACAAAAAAATTGTACTTACAACAAAAGATATAACAAAAGTTGATACAGTTTTAAAGGATTATGTTATGTTAGGGAAAGTCAGCTGATTATTTTGATAATAGCTCGTGCTGCGTTCAAAAAAGGATTCTCATTATCAATATCATTTAGAGAACTATACATTAATAGTGCCCCAGCCTTAGTAAATCCAATAGTTCGTTCTTTCTGTAAAATATCCATTTTACCTATTAGGAAAGTAGCAGTGTCATCAGTCAATGCTTCCCCAGCTTCTTGATTTGCCTCTACATTATCGCCAGTGAAGCGTTTTTTCTGAACACCTTCTTCTTCCGTGGTAAAGGCAATCCCTCTTGTTGAATTTAACTTAGTTTGGATTGTTTTGAAATCAAAAATAAAATTGCTAAGTTTAACTTTAGAGGGCTCTGTCTCTTCTAGTGTTTTGAAGAAGTTACGAGATATCGCTGATGGTGCTGTGGAATATAAGACTTTGTCTGTGGTGTCATAAAAAACTTTAAAAACTTCTGAACGCTTATACTCATTAATAGCTTGTAATTCAGCGTCATCGTTAAGTACAAAGATACTTTCGTTTATAGTTTCCATAAATGTAGCATTGAATACTTTAAATATTCTTGATTCTACAGTCAAAGTTTTTGGGCTGTCAGGAGCGATAGTACCTAGTACGTTGTTGTCATCTGAAAGTGATATTGGCTGACTAATATCAAATTTTTGAACTCTTTTCAATGTTAATGATTGCATAAGATTCCTCCTAATTATATTTAATAATTACATTATATAATTAGGAAGATTAATAGTAAATAATTTATTTCGATATTGTTTTATTTATATGAGTTGAATTTTTAGTCATCGCTTATGCGGTGACTTTTTATAATGAAGAATTTTTTGTTTTTTAATATCGTTGTATAGCTCAATTGATGAGAGTTTAATTAAGTATATGCAGGTTCGACTCCTGTCATGTCAATAAGCAACTTTTGCTGCTTAAATAAAAATCGTCAATAAATGTTTCTTACTTTAATGATCGGTTCACCTCCTTTCAGAATTAGCCAGCCTGCGGAAACAGGATAAAGTGGCTAGTAACCTAGTATTGTTAAATAAGTGTTAGATTGGCTAGGCAGTCTAATATAAATCTTTAGACTACTCAATAAAAATGAGTGGTCTTTTTTTGTACATAAAAAAGCCACTAGACTATGGGATCTAGTGGCTAGGTAGCATTCGTGCACAATTTTTGTTGATTACTATTTACAAAAAGGAGTTGCTACCCATAAATAGTATAGCAAGAAGTGATTTATTGAATCAAGTACATAAAACAACTAGGAGAGAAAAATATGAAAAGCTATTGGTACGTATCGCTAACACATAAATATCCACAGCCGAACCGCTCAGCCGATGCAGCACGTGTCGTAATGTCTGTGCAGATAAAAAAGAATGCTTCAATTGTTGAAATGACAAGAGAAGCCACACCAAAGGAAATTGACGCGTGCAAGCTTGTCTATTGTGGGCATGGCTATTTTGATGAAAAGAACATTCAAGACAACATTAAGCGAAACATGAGGGATTAGATATGAATATTGAAAAGATGAAGTTATCAGAACTACGCCCTGCTGAATATAATCCAAGGGTTGAATTAAAGCCAGGAATGGAAGAATACGAGAAGCTTAAACAATCCATTTTGGAATTTGGCTTTGTTGATCCACCAATTTTTAATAAAAGAACAGGAAATTTAGTTGGTGGCCATCAACGTGTATCGGTAGCAAAAGATTTAGGAATTGGCGAAATTGAAGTATCTATCGTAGATTTACCTATCGAAAAAGAAAAAGCTTTAAACATAGCTTTAAATAAAATTTCTGGCCAGTGGGATGAAGATAAATTAGCTTTGCTATTAAATGAATTAGATGAAAACGAACTTAATATATCAGGGTTTACTGATAAAGAAATCCAAGAGGTTATTGATCAGTATGATATGCGGCTAGATTTGGAAACAGAAGCAATAGATGATGGATTTGAATTTGAGTTACCTGAAAAATCCAAAGCAGCTTTAGGCGATATTTATCAATTGGGAAGACATCGATTAATGTGTGGAGATAGCACCAATAAAGCACATATAGAGTTATTGATGGATGGAGAAAAAGCGGATTTATTAATCACTGATCCACCGTATAACGTAAATTACGAAGGAAAAACAGAAGCAGCATTAAAAATTAAGAACGATAATAAAACAGCCAGTGAATTTTATGATTTTTTAAGAAGTGCATTCAGTTCAGCTTATGATAATTTAAAAGAAGGTGCTTCTTTTTATGTTTGGTATGCATCATCTGAAGTAATTAATTTTGTTAATTCGTTGGTAGATTCTCAATTTATGGTGAAACAAGAACTTATTTGGTTAAAAAATTCTTTTGTTCTCGGGAGACAAGATTATCATTGGCAACATGAACCTTGTTTGTACGGATGGAAAAAAGATGGAAGTCATCGTTGGTATGGAGATAGAAAACAAACTACTGTCCTTGATTTTGATAAGCCAATAGCTAATAAAGAGCATCCAACTATGAAGCCTATTCCTTTATTCGATTATCAAATTAAAAATAGCTCAAAAAAAGGAGATAAGATACTAGATATATTTGGAGGAAGTGGTACAACGATGATTGCATGTGAACAAAATGACAGGCAAGCTTATTTGATGGAATTAGACCCAAAATATGTCGATGTAATCATTAATCGTTGGGAAGAGTTTACAGGTAAAGAAGCTATAAAACTGAATTAAATAAAAAGAAGCCGAGTGCGCTAACACTCGACTACTTCAACGAGATACGAATACCCCGAAGACACAGAGAATTCCCACGCGTGGATTTTCGACACCCTCTGTGTCTTTTAGCATTTTATCAAATGCGGGGTGTTTTAACAATGGGAACAAAAGCAGAACATGAAGAAATTGATATTTTAGATTTAGAATTGGAAAAAGAATTTGAAGATGCCGAAGATTATGAGCAATATAGAAAAATCATACGTGCAACGATGGCTCAATGGTTAAAAAATCTTAAAAACGGTGAAATTAAATTAACTTCAGTAAATGACTTAAAGATACTTATTGAAGCTGATAAAATACTTAGAAGTTAGAGGAGGTGCGGTCAATGACAAGAAATGAAAAAGAACCATCAAATAAAACAAAAGAAAGATATGACTTGTTTGTTGACTGTTATCTGCAAACTTTTAATGCAACGCAATCAGCAATCAAAGTTGGATATTCGGAAAAAACTGCTCGTCAACAAGGTCATAAGTTATTGACAAATGCTTACATTAAGCAAAAAATTCAATTTGAAATGAAAAGACTACGCAATCGCATGAGAGACGAAGGGTTGCGTAGTTTTTCTATGCTTTTAGATATAGCAATGCAGACTGAGGAAAAAATACAAGCTCATAATGAAGCAGAGATAGAAATTGATAGAATAAAATCCGAACTCAGCGATTTAGAGCTAGAAATGCTTAAAGCTAATAATGATTTAGAAAAAGTACAAAAAGCTGCAGATGCCATTGATGGTCGAAAAAAAGAAATGAGAAATCATAAAAGAAGTCTTTTGGAACAAGTTGATTCTATAAAGAAAGAATACTTTGAATTAAACCTTAAAAGAGTTGTACTATTAAATGAATTGTCAAAACATCAATCTCGTTATCTTGATGCTAAAGAATGGGAAAAGTTGCAAAATTTAAAAAAATCTATTTTCCAAGATATTTTGGATCGAGGCGGTTTTAAAGCAATTGACCAGATACAGCATAGTGGAAAAGTGGATGTTAATCCATTTGCTAACTTATCTGAAGAAGAATTAAGAAGGTTAGCTGAAAATGATGGATAGAATTGTTTTAGGTGCAAAGTTAGAATTATCCCGTCGTTATTTTTGGGACTATTGCAAATTAACGGCATCTGACTTTTACAAACAAGATAGAGTGTACTTAAAAGAATTATGCGATGATTTACAAGAATTCATTTATGATAGTGACGATGACGTTCTAGTTATCAATGAACCACCTAGACATGGAAAATCAAGAACTGCTGGTAAATTCGTAGAATGGTTATTAGGAAATGACAATCAAAAAAAGATAATGACGGGTTCGTATAACGAAACATTATCTACAACATTTTCCAAAGGTGTGAGGAATGCTATTCAGGAAATTAAAGCTGATGAAGGCAGGATAGTATTTTCAGATGTATTCCCTGGTGTAGAAATAAAATCAGGTGATGGCGCTATGAATTTGTGGAGCTTGAATGGTGGGTACAATAATTATCTAGCGACATCTCCAACAGGAACAGCTACAGGTTTTGGTGCAGACATCATCATCATTGATGATTTAATTAAAAATGCCGAAGAAGCAAATAATGCTATGGTTTTAGAGAAGCACTGGGATTGGTTTACCAATACTATGCTTTCTCGTTTAGAAACAGGCGGTAAAATTATAATCATCATGACTAGGTGGCATTCTAATGATTTAGCAGGAAAAGCTTTAAAGGAGTTACCTCAATCTGGTTATAAAGTAAAGCATATTAGCATGAAAGCATATAACGAAGAAACAGACACCATGCTTTGTGAGTCTGTCCTTTCTAAAGAAGAATATTTCCGTAAAAAGAAAACGATGGGTGCAGATATTGCTTCTGCTAACTATCAACAAGAACCGATTGATTTAAAAGGTCGTTTGTACCAAAAATTTTCAACATATGAAACACGCTCTAATTACATTAAAATATGGAATTATACCGATACAGCAGACACTGGTGCTGATAATCTTTGTTCAATTGTTTTTGGTGAGACAGAAGATCATAAAGCAGAAGTATTGGATGTTCTATTTACAAAAGAACCAATGGAACAAACGGAAACAGCACACGCTGAACAAATTAAAAATAACCAAGTAAACCATGTCCGCATTGAGTCTAACTCTGGTGGGCGTGGTTTTTCTCGTAATTCAGAAAGAATTGTTAAAGAACGAGGATATCGTGGTGCTTATTACGAGCCGTTTCATCAATCGGCAAATAAACAATCACGTATTCTTTCTAATTCGGCACTTGTAGAAAATAATGTGTATTTCCCATCAGATTGGAAAATAAGATGGCCAGAATTTTATGAAGCTATGACGACCTATCAAAGGGAAGGTAAAAACAAACACGATGATGCACCAGATGCTGTAACAGGCATTGTAGAAACATTAGCAAATGATAACCAAGTCAGATTTATCCAATATTAGGAGGTGTGAAAATGTTTCAAAACAATTTAAGTTTGAAGCGGTATAAAAGATTACGAACAAAATATTCTACACAAATTAATGAAGAAGTTTTCGATCCTAATGATTTTATTACTGAAATGAAGCCATTTTTTGATGATAGAGAGCGCAAATACAAAGCTTATACAAGCGAACAAAATGAGATCGATAGAAGACTTAAACCAAACACAAAGATTATAAAAGTGAATAATAAACTTCATGCTGGTTTATACAATACTATTGTCGATCAAGCAGCGGACCATTTCACAGGTATTCCAATTAAGTGGGATTACGATATTACAGAGCAGAGACGCTCAATTATGCAACGTGCTAAAGATTTATTTTTGAATAATACATTAAAAAACACCAAAACACCAAAAGAGTTCGAACGGCTGACAGAGTTAGTGAATGATATGCGGTTTGCCATGCTTGATTCTGACACAGCTCGGTTTCAAGGAGCTTGTGGTGTTGCTTTTCGTTTGTTAGAACCTGTTAAAACCAAGGATGGTTGGCAATTATGGGCGAGCAATATTGAACCATGGAAAGCTGAAAAATACGAAAATGCAGATATCTTTATTCGTGAAAAATACGACACACATCAAAAAAAATTTTTTGAAGAAATGAAAGTCATTACTAAAGAAAGAATACGCATATATAGCAGATACATTGAATTTAATTTAGTCAGTGTATCTGGAACATTTAAATTGATCGAGGAAGTAGAAAATCCACTAGAAACGTTCTACCTATCAGAATTTAAAAACAATACGAATCGTTATTGCGATTTTGAAGTGGCGGAAGAACTTTCTGATGCATTTGATAGAAGCTTATCAGACCAACAAAACGAAGTTGAACAGTTTAAACTTGCTTACATGGCCATTAGCGGCTCAATATTAGATGAAGAAAAAGCACAAAGAATGATGGATCAATTAGGTATCCTTAACTTACCAGATCCACAAGCTAAGGTTGGGTATGTAACGAAAGATATTAATAAAGATTTCAACGAGTATCATCTAAACCAGCTAAAAAAAATGTTCTATACAATCACAAAATCAATTGATTTTAATGATGAGGTATTTAAATCAAACGCTTCTGGTGAAGCTCGTAAATGGCAAATTATTGCCTTAGAAGCAAAAACAAATACAAAAGAGCAGTATTTCAGGGAAGGTTTAAAAGAAGTCGCTGAAACGATGGCAGCTTTCATTAAATTTAACGATAAGCTTGATTTAGATGTGTCTAAAATTGTGTTTACATTCAGTCGCAGTTTGCCAACAGATATTGGCTATCTTGCTGATGCATTGCCAAAACTTTCGCCGTTTCTATCTAAACGAACAATTATTAATCAGATTCCATTTGCTAAAGACCCAGATTATGAAATGGACTTGATGAATTTAGAACAAGGTCAAGATTATCCTAGTGGTGACTACAAACTAGGTGGTGCGGATAATGACGAAGAAGAAAGCAACAGTTAGTGAACGCTACTGGGAAAAACGTCGTGAATTAGAAGACAAAGCACGCTTGAAACTGGAAAAGAAAACTCTTAGTGAACTAGAATCTGTTTTCGAACGTGCTTTAGTTAAAATTCAAAGACAGTTATTGGCACAAGCTGATTTACACGGTATTACTCAAAGTGAGATGCTAGAAGATTTTAGCAAACGAGACCAAGAGAAGTACCGTAAGTATATTGAGAAGAACTATGAAAAGTTGATGGAGTCTGACGAAGCTTATAAGCAGTTTATTGATGAATATTTTCCACCTTTTGACTATGCGAAAGTTAATCGCTTGTTACAATTACGAGCAGACATTTTTTCTACCCTTGCAGGTGAAGCAATAGCTAGTGATGTTAACGGTAAATTTAATAACGACTTAGAGAATATCACAAAACGAATCTACAATTCTAATTCTAATGCGTTGATACAATTACTAGGCGGTTCAGCACCTGGTTTAACTAAGAATGAGCTAGAAAACATCATGAACTATCCGTGGAGCGGAAAAACATTTTCATCTCGTTTATGGGGCAATATATCAACCCTAGAGCAACGTTTGAGCAATTCCATTATTAATTCATTGGCAAGTGGTGAAGGGGTTGTGGAAGCTCTTAGAACGATGAAAAACGATGGTGTTATTATCGGTATGTTTAAGTTGGAACAAGGAAAGTTTAATCGTTCGATTGAAAATCTTGTTAGAACGGAATATTCACATTTTGCTGTAGAAGGTGTAAGAAAATCGCTAAAGGATGTAGGTGTTAAGCAAACACAAAGCTGGTCGGCAGAAGATGAGCGTGTTTGTTCTATTTGTGGTGGACGTCATGGAAAAGAGATTAAAGATGATTGGCATCCACCGTATCATGGACGTTGCCGTTGTACTGAAATACCAATTATTCCTGAAATTAGCGATGACATAGATAAATTGTACGAGGAAATGTTTGGTGATTTATTGGATGAATTCGCCAACGATCAATTTGGTGTAAAATTGACTCATTCAAATAGGAAAAAGTTTGATGAAAAAAGCACAGACTCGATGTATAATAAAGATAGTAAAATCAAAGAGATTGCAAATTTAATCAATGCAGAAATCAAAAAGCCAATGACTGTAGAAGAAGCTGACAGAACAAATGCTAATCCTAATTATTATAAAGGAAAAGAGTACCAAGTTAATTGTCAGCGCTGTGTACCGACTTATGAAATGCGACGTCGTGGAATTGATGCAGAAGCATTGTCTTCTTTAGATCAAAGTATTTGGAGCGATGAATATACTGAAATTATTAGGTATAGAAGAAATAAAGCAATTAGAGGGCTTAGGACGTTTGTTGATTCAAAAACAAAAGAACCAGTAAGTCACAAATTAGTTGGCGGTAGAACAATGAAGTCCAATTTTTCTAAATTAGAAAAGATAGTTAAAGAAGGAGAAAGGTATGAGTTGTCTGTAGCATGGAAAAGAGGTGGCGCACACATTGTCAATATGGAAAGACTCAATGGAGTTCTGACAATTATTGATGCTCAAAGTGGAGTTATTGCGCCTATTGATGAATACTTTGCTATTCGACATGCGCAGCCGTCTAGCTTAAATTATCTAAGAGTGGATAATTTGGAATTTCGCAAAGAACTAGTTAAGTTGATAGCAAAGGCAAAGAAAGGAGAATAGAACAATGGAAAAAATAAGCAAAATCATTTCAAAAGTGGAAATTCCTGAGTTTATAAAAAATAATTTAAAAAAATGGGATATAATCGAAGAAAATGAAAAGTATGTTTATTTAACACCTGTGTTTGGATTAGTAGAGCCATCCTTTGGTCAACCTTTTTTGCTAGTTATTGACAAAACAATAAAAGATGGCTGTCTAGTGTTTAGGGATACGCCAAAATGGGATGAATTGGAACTTAATGATATTTATTAGCACTTATTGACAAATGTTTGTAAGTGCTATTTTTATGCTTAAATTTGGAGGTGAGGTTATGAAAGGATTATTCGAAGCAGTGTTAAATTTAGAAGTTACTAACGGTACAGAAAAAGCCTATAAAAAAGCTTTTGAACAAGAAAATGAACGATATTTGACCAAGCATACGTTAAGAGACGGCAACGGTCATATCGTTAAAGATGAGCTTGAAGCAGTTTGGAGCGGTAATTATTGCCATGTCGATATTTTGTATTCTATACCAGCTAGAAAAAGTAAATTAACTATTTCGATTGTGTCGAGAACTCTGCAAAATGTAAAAGATGCTGTCACTGATTATCAAATGCTTGGTGCTGAACTGGTCCATAAAAATTGGGAGTGATTTACTTTGAATAAAAAACCTGTTTTAACGATAGCGTTAAAACAAAAATTATACTGTCGGTATAGATTTTTTCAATTGTACTTCTTGAATATGTTTAACTATAAGAAGTTTTTGGAATTACAAGAATTCATTTTAGAAGAATTAGAAACGGATATAGAAAAATATTTTAAAGTTAAAGTGAAATAAAAAGTCTGACAAATGTTAGGCTTTTTATTTTGTCCGAAATGACGTTAAACTAGCGCAATGCTGGGCTTAATTGAATGGTGGGGCGCAATAAATAATCTAAAGCAATGCGGGGCGTGTAAACGAATCGTGGGGCGAAAGGAGAAACAAAATGAAACCAAACCTATTACCAATGGATTTACAAATGTTTGCCGAAGAAGACGGTGGTACAAACTTCACTTTCGATGATTTTAAGGCATTTGTAGAATCAAATGAAGAAGCACAAAAATTTGTACAATCACAGTCACAATCAGCTGCAGATAAACAATTAGAAGCTTGGAAACAAAATAATCTTGAAAAAATCAAGGAAACAACAATCAAGGAGTATGAAGAATCTAAGAAAAATAAAACTCCTGAACAAATTAAATTAGAAGAATTACAGGCTGAATTTGAAGCTGAAAAGGCATTACGTGTGACTAGTGATAATAAAGCTTTTGTTGCAGAAAAAATTGCTGGCTTAGATTGGGACGGAGATTTGAAAGATTCTATTTCTCAATTTATGTTAAATAATCTTGTTAGTTCAGATACTGAATTTACTAAGAAGGCTGTAGAAGGTTTTACAGAGCTTTTGGAAGCAATAAATGATAAGCATGCAGAAGCTATTAAAAATGTAGAAATGACTAAAGCTTTTGGTAATAAATCGCAACAAACCAACATTGGAACTGGAAATCAAACAAAATCGTTTGAAAATCCAGAGGCAGCATTAGGACAAAAATTACAAGCATTTATCGATTAGGAGGAAACTACAAATGAAAAAAAGTTCATTAAATAATCTTGAGTATTTAGATATTTCACAGGAAGTTAACGCATTACAAGTTCCAAACACACCATTTTTAAGCTATTTGTTAGGCGCAGGTAAAGTTGAAGCTGCCAAGTCAACTGAGATTAAATGGCGAGAATACGGCATGAATAATGATGATTCATCTGCTCAATTAGAAGGCGGAGAATACGCAGATGCGGAATCTGATCGTACATGGTTTAACAACTATACTGAAATTTTCAGAAAATCAACTTCTGTATCTGGCACATTAGATGCTATTAATGTAGATGGTGTAGGAAATGAATTGAATAGCCAAGTAGCTCTTCGTGCTACAGAAATGAAAATTGACTTAAATCGTAAATTGATTGTTGGTGTAAAGGCTGATGAATCTGGTTCTAAAGGTCGTCAGATGAACGGAATTTTAAATTTGATTAGCTCAACGAATAAAGTCGAAACAGCAGCTGCGGGGGCAGTAACAAGAAAAGATATTGATGCCTTATTTAAAACAATGTTCCAAAAAGGATACATGGGCGAAAAATTATGTTTAGTAGCACCTGATATGCAAGAATTAATGACTGATCAGTTGGATGAAAAATCAACAAAAATTGTGCAATTTGGCGATAAACTTACTTTTGGATTGCAACTTGGAAATATTGTCTCAAATTACGGTTCAGGAATTGCGTTAATTGAACCTAATTTACCTAATGGAACAATCGCAGCTATTGATACTAATTATGTAAAATTACGTCCACTACGTGAATGGCGTGCGGAAGAATTAGCAAAAACAACAGATTCAAGACGGATTGGATTAGTTGGTGAGTATTCAATTGAATACAAAGCTTCTAATTCTGGAGCAATCTTGAATTTGAAAGCCTAAAATATAATAACGAAGGAGGAAATTAAAAATGGCAACAGCAAAAAAAGAAGTAACTTATCGTGTGCTTGACAAGAAAAACTTTGTGGGCTTTATGCATCCTAAAACAAAAAAATTTATCACAGCAAACGAAAATAATGAATTTATAGTTTCAGAAGACGATAAAGAAGCTATTGAAATATTAGAACGTGCTGCAGATACTTTTAAAGTTTAGGTAATGATGCTTTATGGTTGATGAAAAAAAAGAAGAAATCGTTGAGAAAATTCAATTGATGCTACCTAACGCTTCTGAAGATAGGGTTTTGTCTGTTTTAAACCTTGTTATCTTTGAAATCAATTCTTACAATACTTGTAAAATTGATATTGCTTGGGACGAGTTTGAACCACTTATAATTGAGGTTATCTACAAAGCTTTAAAAAACGAAATAGATAAGTCTGTAGCTAGTGTAAAACGTGGTGATACATCAATTAGTTATGTAGTTGAATCAAAAGACATACAATCACTCATGGAGAGCTATAGCAGTGCTATTAAACGTATTTTAGGCTGTGATAGCGGGGTGTTTTTCTATTGAATGAAGCAGGAGTTTTAGCAGCTACTTATTTTGATACCTGTGTTATTGAGCGAATGAGTGATATTGAAAATGTGGAAAGCGGAATTACTGAACAAGTTTATTTTCCAATTCATGATGGCAAGTTGCCCTGTGCTTTCTCTCAAGGAAGTATGGGGAACTTACCTGTAATAGAAAACAAAGAAGCGTTTAATATCTCTTATGAAGAACAAAAACTTTTTTTAGAACCTAATATAAAAGTTAAAAAAGGAGATAGAATAACTATTACTCAAGGTACAGGTCAAAAACATGTGTTATTTTCAAAAAAACCTTTTTATTATCCAAGCCATATAGAAGTAGTGCTGTCAGGAAGTGCAATTGATGAGTAAAAGCGATCTTAGAATGAAATCAAATGCTGATAAAGTTATTAAAAATTTAAAGAAAATGACACCCATTGCTGAAAAAGAAGGTACTGCAATGGTGAATGATTCGTTAGCTAAAATTTATCAGTTAATTGTACCTATGACACCAATTAAATCGGGTGATTTAAGACGAGGCTATCGAATCATTAAAGCTAGAAAGTTGTCTAGTGGTCGTATCGTGGGAGCATTGATTAATAATGAAAAATACTTTAGATATGTAAACGATGGCCACCGAACAAAAAATGGCGGATTTGTTAAAGGCAGATTTATGTTGCAAAAATCTAATAAATTAGCTAATGCAACATATATTCCGAAACGATTTAAACAAATGGCGATTATCATTGTTAAGAAAGGTTAGATATGTACGATAAAATTTTAAAAATGCTTACTGACACAATAAAACAGTTCTCGAATGCGCCTATCTATCTTGATGATGTAATGCAATCGTCAGAACCGTTTTATTTTGTGTTAAGTCTTGAAGAGAGTCTGACTGATAATGTAGGTCAAAACGTTCAAAATAAAGCATACAATGTTGATATTGCACTGGTTGATAGTAAGAAAGATAAACAATTAGTAACAAGCCTAACAGAAAGCTGTGGGGCTTTTTTTAATGTGTTGAATTTGGACGGAAATGAATTGTTTCCAGAAGATTATCAAACGTTTAAAACAGACGGAATTCAACATATCAATTTTAATGTTGCGTTCCCACAATTAATTGAATGGAGTGAAAAATAGATGGCAAAAATGAAAAATGTAAGTGTCATTTCTGTAGAGAAGCCAACGTGGTTCCCACTAAAAGACGAAACGGGCGCTTTTCCAGTTTACGGAACGCCAATTACAATCGGTACTGCTGTCAGTATCAAACCAGATGTTACAACAGAAACAACGCCTGACTATGGCGATAGTGTAGTTCAAGATCAGTATGTTGCATTTGGTGGTGCAGAAGTTACTTTAGAAACAAACGGCTACCAAAATGAAGTTTTAGCTGAAATTACAGGGGGAAAAAAATTAAAGGGTGGCGTATTGCGGTCTGCGGATGATATTGCATCAGATGGAGCATTTGCTTACCGTCGCCGAAAATCGAACGGTAAATATCGCTATACGATCTTCTATAAAGGAAAATTTGCTTTAACATCTGATGAAACATCTACATTAGAAGGAAGTTCAGTATCTTATACTCATCCAGAATGGACGGGGTCTTTCGTTGATGTTCCAGGGTTGGGTTATATGTATTCCGTGGATGAAGACGATGAAGGTGTCGACTTAGAGATGATTAAAAACTGGTTTACTGAGGTAATGGATCCACGTAAAGAAAATACTACTGCTGTTACTGGTGTAACTTTAGACCAAACAGAGTTAAATTTAAAAGTTGGCCAAACAGCAACCTTAACACCGACAATTACACCAGATAACGCCTCAAATAAAAAATATCAGTTCCGTTCAGAAAGTGAGGCTATTGGAACTGTAACACCAATTCAAGGGAAGGTTACTGCTGTAGGAGAAGGGACAACGGAAATCGTAGTCACAACAGAAGATGGTAACTTTACCGCAAAATGTACATTAAATGTAACAACAGCAGATTAAAAATAACAGTTTAGGACGACCTTGTCGTCCTATTTTATATGGAGGAATTAAAATGGCAAGTAAATTTCAACAAAAAATTAAATTAATGATTAAAGATGGAAGCAAATATACTACAAAACAATTCATGTCGGCAGAATTTTTACCAGGTTCAGTCATGGATACAGGTACGGATTTACAAATCAGGTTAGAAGAAGCAACAAAAACAAATGATATGGAAGCAATTCGTCCTATTTTAAGAGAATGCTATGACTTTATTGCTGACGTTATTTTTGAAAAACAGTTTACTGGACAAGAATATATTGACGGTATGGATGCTCGTGAATTATTGAAAATTACAGCTCAATTGTTAGGTTCTGTTACTTCTGGTTATGATGCAATTTATTCTGAACAGAAAAAAAAGTAACGGAACTTTTATATCATCCTCATTTTAAGTACACGCCACAATATCGAGAAGCAGAACTAAAAAGTTCGCTTCTTGAGAATGGGTGGACTTTAAATGAGATCGAAAACACAGATTTAAACGAGCTTTTGAAAATTTATGCATTTAAAGATGCTGTAGACGAATTTGAAAATATCAAATATCTTGATGAAAATACTATGTTCTAAGAGGGAGGGGGTACTTTTTGAACAATGAAGACTTAGTCTTAAAAATGATACTGGATGAATCTGGCTTTTCACAAGGATTAAATTCAGCAGTAAAAAAGTTACAAGGCTTTGATGTTGAAGTTGATAGAACAGGACAAAAAGGCGGCCGATCTCTTGGGAGCATATGGACGTCGTTTGCTGGTAACTTTTTAGCCAGCGGAGCTACTAAAATCATCTCAAAAGGAATTGGGCTGATTACCAGTAATATTGACGGAGCTATCAATCGTGTAGATACGTTAAACAACGCAAATCGCGTATTTGAAAATATGGGCTTTTCAGCTGGCGAAACATCCAAAACAATGGATAGCTTAAAGAAAAGTATCCAAGGGTTGCCTACACCTTTAGACAGTGCAATTAAAGGTGTTCAATTAATTGCTTCGTCTACAAACGACTTAGGGAAGTCAGAACAAATTTTTGCAGCTTTAAATAATGGAATTCTCGGTTTTGGTGGTTCTGCTGAAATGGTAGACAATGCTATTATCCAGCTGTCCCAATCGTTCTCAAATGGTAAAGTAGATGCGCAAACTTGGAATTCAATGATTAATAGTGGTTTAGGACCAGCATTAAACGCTTTAGCAAAACAGATGGGATTAACAGCTGGTCAGATGAAAGAAGGTCTCTCCGATGGTTCAATTTCAGTTGAAGAATTCCAAGATGCTTTAATCAAATTAAATAAAGAAGGCGGTGGCGGTCTTAAATCATTAGAACAGATTGCTAAAGACTCTACTGCAGGTATTAAAACCGGATTGGCTAACATGAAAACTGCGATTGTTCGTGGTGTGGCCAATGTTGTTACTAAAATTGACGAAGGCTTAAAAAGTGCGGGCTTTGGAAGTATTAGTGAAATCATCGCTGATAAAGGGGCAAAGATGGAAGCAGCTTTATCTAAGTTTGCTGAAATGATTCCACCAATGATAAAAACAGTCAAAGAGTTATATGATACCTTGGAACCTTTTGCGCCTGTACTTGCAGGCCTTGCTGGAAGTATCGGTACCATGATGACAATCAACAAGGTAAATAGCTTAGTAGAAGATGCAGTAAAAGGATATAAAAATTGGCGTGCCGCTACTGAGGGAGTTACAACAGCTCAAAAAATTCTAAATACTGTGATGAAAGCAAATTGGATCGGCATCATTGTTTCTGCAATCGTTGGTTTGATTGTTTACATTGGTTATCTGTGGAAAACTAATGAAAACTTTAGAGAAGCGGTTAAAAATATTTGGAAAAATATACAAGAATTTATTTCTAGTGCTGCAGAAACGGTTGTGAAAGCTTGGGATTCCACAATGGAATTTTTCAGTAACATGTGGGATGGCACAAAAGAGGCTTTTTCGAATGCTGGCACATGGATGAAAGAAGCACCTGGAAATGCAGCCGACTGGGTTAAAAATAAGTGGAACGGTACTAAGGAATTTTTCAGTGGACTTTGGAATTCAACAAAAGAAGGCTCAAAAAATACATGGGAAAATATTAAACAAAGTGCTGCTGACAGTGCTAAAAGTGTTGGAGAAAGTTTTAAAAATGGCTTTGATAATGTGAAAGATTGGTTTAAGGGTGTTGGAAAATCAATATCAGATGTTTTCACAACAGCATTTGATTTTGTCTGGAAATATATTGGTCCATATGTAACAGGAATCAAAAATGCGTTTAAAATGGTTGTTAACGCTATGAAAGCGAACATTGAAAATGTCAAAATGATCGCTGAAAATGTCGTCACCATTCTAAAAAATGTTCTATTAGCTCCAATTCTTTTCATTACATCAATGATCACAGGTGGATGGGAAGAGGCAAAAGAAAACATGATTGCCGTTTGGGATAATATTGCTGAAGCTGCTCAGACTATTTGGTTCGGGATTAAAAATATCTTTTATAACACTGTTACAGCTATTTCCTATTCAGTCACTTCTATTTTTAATGGATTGATGTTGACAATTAAAAAGATTTGGATTGATGTGAAGTTATTTTTCACCTTACTCTGGATTGACATTAAATATGGAGCGATCAACGTTTGGATTGAAATTAAATATTCTATCATCGAAACGTGGATAAATATTAAATTTGAAGCAATTAGAATATGGGAAAGTTTGAAAACTTGGTTCTTTGAAACAGTAGAAAACATTAAAAATGGTGTAATTGATGGTTGGAATAACTTAAAACAAGGCACAGTTGATACATTTAACGCAACTGTTCAATGGTCAAAAGATACCTGGAATAATTTTAAACAGTGGATTGTTGATCTTGTGACAGGTATAAAAGACGGCATCATTAACGGTTGGGAAAACTTAAAACAGGGAACAATTAATATTTTCAACAATTTGGTACAAGGTGCTAAAAATGCGTGGAATAATCTTAAAAGAAGCGTTAGTGATACAGTTGAAAATGTGAAGCAAACCTTTAATGATATGCGCCATATCGATTTATTTGAAATTGGTAAAAATATTATCCAAGGATTAGTTAACGGTATTGGTTCAATGATTGGTGCTGTGAATAAAAAAATTAAAGAAGTTGCTGGTAATATTAAAGAAAAAATCAAAGGTGCTTTAGGCATTCATTCACCTTCAAGATGGATGCGGGATATGATTGGTAAAAATATTGTATTAGGTGTTGTAGCTGGTATTGACCAAGAAAAAGGAACGCTTGACAAATCAGTGAAAAAAATGACCGATTTACCAACAGAGTTACCAAATTTTTCTACTACTGGCAGATATATCAACCAACAAGGAGCTCAAACAGAAAGCTTAGCTAAAAATAAAGGTAATGCTACGACTAATATTGGCGGTGATACTTTCAATATCAATATACAAGCTATGGGAAAATTAAATGAAAAACAATTAATGGATATGGCTAAAGACCTCGTTAAGTATATTCAAATTGTTAAAAATAGAGATAGTGATGCAACGGGGGGTGCTTTTGGTGGAATTTAAAAGAGGACAGTTTTTTCTTAATGGAAAACATAGTTCTGAATTCAATGTATTTATGAGAGAAAGACCTGAACGACTTTCTGCAGGACGTGTGGTAGAGCTTAGGGAGCGAATGGGTAATGATTCAATAGCCGTTGATTTTGCATATTATAAAAATGTAGAACGTACCATTACATGCTATGCGAAAGCAAATACTTTACAAGAAGTTTCTTTTTTAGAAGATGAAATTTCTTTTTGGCTCGATATGGGAAACTATTCTGATTTTATTGTCTATTTTGATGAGCATTATATTTATCAGGCGATTGTAACGAGTCCACCAAAATTTACAGGAACAAGAAAAAGCGGGTTTTTAATTCCTTTTGAATTTACTGTAAGTATCCGACCTTTTAAGAAAAATCGTATTGGCCAATATTGGATAAGTAATCCTAATCAGTTAATCAATACAGAAAAATATCCTTCAGAACCCATTATTCAGATTTTGGGGTCTGGGGATATTTCTTTTTTTATCAATAATCAATCATATTCATTAAAAGCAATTAACGGTGACATCATTATAGATTCAGAAAAACAAGAAGCTTATAGAAAATCAGGCGGAGCATTTGAAATCTTGGATCATAAAACACTTTTTAAAGATTATCCGATTTTAAAATGTGGAGAGAATAATTTTCGCTGGACTGGTAAAGTAACAGAGTTTAAGGTTCAGCCGAATTGGAGGCGAAAGGTTTGATTCCAGTTATTTTTAAACCTGGAGAAAAAGATTTTTCAACAAATGGATTAGGACGTCTTGTTGATGCGACACGTTGCGAAATCACTGAAGAAGCAAACGGAAAATATGAACTAGAAATGGACTATCCAGCGATTAGCAGATTTAGTGATTATTTCGAAAATGGCTATCAAATTAAAGCAAAGCCAAATGACTTAGAAGAATACCACATTTTTGAGATCAAACAAACGTTTAAAGATACTTTTACTAATAGCATTGTTATTTATGCCCAATCTCGTACTTATAAGCTAGGAAACAGACAAGTGAGGCTAGTAACAGTTGATAATCGTAATGGTGCAGAAGCAATGAAATTAATCGAACAGAACATGGACGAACCTTGTGATATCAAACTATATTCTGATATAAATACAGCTTCTAGCACTACATTTGAAGCTAGAAATGTATTGAATTGTATTGCAGGGGAACAAGGTTCTCTACTTCAATACTGGGGCGGAGAAATAAAACGAGAGCCTTTTAAATTATCTTTGCTAAGGCGTAGAGGACGAGATAACGTTGGAACTGTTCGTTATGGTAAAGATTTAAAAGGATTAACCATTAAATTTGATTGGCAATCAATTGTTACTAAAGTTTTGCCATTTGCAGAGCTTCAAAGTGGAGCAGACGGAACTTCTCAACGGATTTATGGAAATGCAGTTAAAAGCGAATATATCAGTAAGTATCCTGATGTTTACGCTCAATACATTCAGTTTACTGAAGATCAAGGAGTAAAAGATATAGCTAGCTTAAATAAAGTGGCAAGTAAATACTTCACTACATTATATCCAGGAAGTGATAAGCCTAAAGTTTCTATTGAATTAGAAATTGAGAAACTTACAGATTCAGAAGAAGCAAAAGAATTTGCTAAGATGCGTAACTATAATTTATTCGATACATTCACTGTATACCACAAGCTTTATGATATTGACATTCAAACGAAAGTTACAGGAATTGTCTATGATGCTTTAGCAGAAAAAACAATAAAAATCACTGCGGGAGATATCCAAGTTGCTTTTTATAAACAGCAAAGCCAAGACTTTCAAGAAGCTATAAAAACATTGACAAAAAAAGAGTATATGAGTGATTTTGTAGATTATATTACTAATTTGATTAACGGTGTTGAAGGTGGAAGTATACTTCAATATCCTAAAAATCGACCTAATACCCATTATTACTTAGATACGGAATCCACGGATACTGCAAAAGATGTGATTGCAATTAATAACAAAGGAATTGGATTCTCAAGAACTGGTTGGAAAGGTCCATTTAAAAATGCGTGGGGAATTAATGGAGTATTGAATGCGGACTTTATAGGAGCTGGCAAAATAAAATCTAATATTTTTGAAACATCATTTAATAGCTGTGGAGATATTTTACGTATGGTAAACGGTACTTTACAAGCTTGGAATAATAAGAAAAAAATCATGGAATTAACTAAAAAAGGGATGGAGTTTTGGAATGGTAATAGTCACGTTGGCACGATGGGAACAAAGGGAAATCCTTTTCCAGGGTTAGCAGATAAAAATGGAAATCCTGTAGTTTCTGATGGGAATTCATTACTATTAGTCGCAGATAATCCCCAAAAAATTATTGGTTTGTCTAACCAATCAGGCACAGGACATTTAATTACTGGTCCTACACAGTTTTTTGTTGGAAATAATTTTAACTTTTTTGGTCCAAATGGAAGTAAAGCAATTCTGACAGTTGATCGATTGATTGTGGGCGGCAAAGAAGTTATACCTGGTCAAAATGGTGGTGGCGGTTCTGGAGCTGGAACAGGTGGTTATCCATCAGAAGTTACAAGCGATGCAGATAAATTTGCTTGGGACTTATGGAGTTACCTATTAGCTAATGGATACAGCAAAGCAGCTGCTGCAGGTATCCTTGGAAATGTACAAGGAGAAGTTGGTCCAAGTATGAACCCAGATACCGAACAAATAGGCGGTCCAGCTTACGGATGGGTTCAATGGGACGGTTCAGCATATCCATTGGTAGGCGCACCAACTTGGAATGGCCGAGAATATGTACAACGCTTAATCGCAGCTGCAGGTATCAAACAAGACTATAGGACGTCATTAGCCCAAGCTCAATTAATTAATTGGTGTATGTTCAATGGGCAATGGTTAGGACAAGTAAGTCCATTAACAGTTGATGAATTTAAAGTTGTCAGCTCGCCTAAAACAGCTGCTTATGCGTTTGAATTAAACTTTGAACGTCCAGCTGCAGCACATCCAGAAAGACAAACCTATGCACAAGTATGGTATGACAAATTCAAAGATTTGAAAGCTTCTACTGCAACAGGAAAAGCTGGCATAGAACATTTGGAGACCTTAATGGGCAAATGGCTTGGTAATGGGCAATGTTATGCCGTTCCAGCCGAATATTCTGGTTTTATGGGCGGCTGTGGTTTAGGCGCAGGAACAATTTATGGCTTTTCACATGTAATTGGTGATACATCATCTGCTGCAGATATTGGTGAAGCATATGATTGGAATGCGGTAGGTTGGCGAGTAATCCAAAATCCAACGTATCAAGATTTAGTAGTAGGAGCAATCGTCAATATTAGACGAGGTGGCCAATGGGGAACAGGTTGGACAGTAGACCCAACATATGGTCACACGGGCGTGATTTACGGCTTAAATAACGGACGTATCCAAACCATAGAACAGAACGCCGAGCAAGGGCAAATTGTCGCAAAATATGACCGATTATATTTTGCTAATTCGATTCAATCGATTGTTATTCCACCAAAATAACGAAAGGAGGATTTTTCAATGGTTAAATGGCAAGCAACGTTAAGTACAACCGAACCTTACAACTATGTCGGTATTATTAATGTGCGTCAAGGGAATAAGAACACAGAAGTCTTAGAAGTAACTATTACAGAAAATTCTTTGCTGTTAGATTTAACAGACGGTAAAGTTTTTTTTGAATCGCATATTGATAATAAATTTCCGATTCAACGACCAACAAAAATCATAGATGCTAAAAAAGGGATTATTCAGTATACGTTTGACGAATATTCTATGCAGTCGTTACACAGACAAGAAGCTTATTTTAGTATTTATAAAGGCGACGATTTAATCGGCACAACGCAGAATTTTTCTTATTTTGTAATAAATGCTGCTTCTAAAACAGAGGGCGAAATGGGTTCTTATTGGCAGTCCATTGAAGATTTAATCGCGGACATGAACGCTTTTATCAACGAAAATAAGGGTGATTTTACTGATTGGATGAATGCTAGAAAAGAAGAGTTCGAAGCGTGGCGAGATGCGCAAAAAACAGATTTCACTTCATGGTTCGAATCAATCAAAGATATTTTAAAAACGATTGATCCTGGCGGTACGATGTTAGCCGAGCTAATGGATGCACGTGTAGACATTCAAGGAGTGCGCCACAATTCAATTTCTGACCGCTTATTGGCAGATATGGAATATTTGTATCAGAAATTAGAAAAACGTTTGTATGCGTTAGAATATGGCGAAATAAGTGACTTGATTATTTTACAAGATGATGCTTTCTCGCTGAATCATGAAACAGAAATTGTTGGAACAGTTGATTATCCTGCGATTGATGGGGCATTGGTTATCGCAACAGTTGATGATACAAAACAGAACGCTTATGTGTTTGAAAAAGTGGGTGAAATAAGTGGTTAAAGCAAAACGAATGATGGAAACCGATGAAAATGGCGTGGAACGTCAGTTTTATCCTATTACACATGCATCCGCTGTTCGAGGATTAGAAAAAATTATTGCGGGTCAATCAAAAGTATTATCTGTTAATGGATATACTGGGGCAGTAATTATCACTAAAGCAGATCTAGGCTTAGAAAATGCACTGACAGAACTTCCTTATGCGACAGAAGAAACAGACGGTATTATCACTGCTGAAATGTTTCAACGGTTGTCAAATGGCGAGGGAGGCGTGTACATTCTTCCAATCGCTACCGCAGATGAACTGGGCGGAATAAAGGTTGGCCAACTGTTAGAAATTACAGAAGACGGAACGTTGTCTGCGGTAAAGCAAACAGATCAAAATTTTACCACTGAACTAAAAGCAAAACTGGAAGAGTTGAAAGGTTATACCGCTGGAGCGAATATCTCTATTTCAGAAGATGGGGTTATTTCAGCAACTGGTGGTGGCGATGGCGGCGGAGTGAATCAACAATATGTTGACCAAAAAGTTCAAGAAGCCATTGACAGAATACCTGATATTACGTTTGAGAAAGTAGGCGAAGTACAATGACAGATATTGTTAAATTAAAACAAGGAGGAATACCGGTATTTCCTCAAACACATTGGAATGCTGTGGAAGGGAAACCAGAAGTATTAAAAGGTGAAAAGGGAGACCCAGGTCCACAAGGTCCAAAAGGAGATAAAGGAGACGTTGGTCCGCAAGGTCCAGCAGGGCAAAACGCAACAACGACAGACGTTGCAACCTCAATAAAAAATGGCTTGATGTCTAAAGAAG